CCGCAGTCTTGGCATCGTGGATGGTTGGCCTGGTGGAGTTCCCGCGAGCTTCGCTCGGGACACCGTCTCCCTGGCGACATGGACTGGTAAGGGCGGACACTACGGACACAACCAGGTACCTGGTAACGATCACGTCGACCCCGGCCCTATGCCCGACCTGTTCGGCGCCAGTCCAGCCAAGCCCAAGCCCGCACCTGTCTACGCCCCGTTTCCTGGGGACAAGTACTTCTTCTACGGGCGCACGAGCAAGCTCGTAACCGAGGTCGGCAAGGCCCTGGTGCGAGCTGGCTACAAGGGCTACAAGGTTGGCCCTGGTCCCACGTTCGGCCCCGCTGACAGGCGGGGCGTGCAGTGGTTCCAGAAGCAGCATGCAGAACTTGCCGGTGACGCAGACGGTCACTTCGGTCCACTGACCTGGAAGCTACTCAAGGTAGCCCAGCCCAAGTAAGGAGGTGACACGTGGCGCTTAGCCTCGAAAGAATCTTCGGTAAGGTCGAGAGCCTGCGCCGTGCTGCCGCTGACCGTGACCAGCGACACCGCGATGTGCACGATGTCCGCTCCGGCGACATCGACACCGTGATCCCTGGGTCCATGCCTGACGCGTGGCCCAAGCCTATCGTCGCCAACCTGGTGGACACCAGCGCTCGTGACATGGCTGAGACGATGGGCGTCATGCCCAGCGTCAACTGTGCCACTTCTACGATGAGCACCCAGAAGGCCAGGAACTTCGCCACCAAGAAGACGAAGATCGCCGCCTGGTACCTCATCGAGTCTGGCCTGTACGCAGGCCAGCAGATCGTGGCATCAGATCACTACCTGACTTACGGCATGGCGATCTACGTCGTCGAGCCGGACTTCAAGAACAAGCGACCTCACATCCGGGTCGAGAACCCGATGGGTACCTATCCTGAGCTGGACGCCTTCGGGCGTCTCCGCTCGTACACCAAGGTGTGGCGGGAAGAGGCTATCCACCTGGTAGCCAAGTATCCTCAGCTCCTGCGGGTCATCCAGGGCAACCAGGGTGATACCGGTGGCTGGGCTGAGCGTGAGATCGAACTGATCAAGTACATGGACAACGAGCGCATCGTGATGTACCTGCCGCAGTTCGGTAACCAGGTCATCGACGAGATGCCGAACGTCCTCGAAAAGCTCTACGTGTCTGTGGGCAAGCGCCCCGGCTACGACCACGAGATCCGTGGTGCGTTCGACGACGCTATCTGGGTTCAGCTCGCTAAGTCTCGCATGGCTCTTCTCGGCCTTGAGGCCACGGAGAAGACGGTGCGTGCTCCGCTGGCTGTCCCCCGCGATGTCCAGAAGATGACCTTCGGCGACGATGCGATCATCCGCACGGACAACCCGGACAAGATCAAGCGTGTAGGCATCGACGTCCCTCAGGCCGCGATGCAAGAGATGCAGGTTCTGGAGTCCGAGCTCCGGACCGGAACCCGCACCCCTGAAGCTCGCTCGGGTAACATGGATGCCTCGATCATCACCGGTCGTGGTGTGCAGGCCCTGATGGGTGGCTTCAACACGGTCATCACCACAGGACAGCAGGTGATCGGCGAGGCTCTCCGTGTCGCTATCAACCTGGCGTTCGAGATGGACCAGGCTCTCTGGCCGAGCGAGAAGAGGACGATCCGTGGAACTGTTCAGGGATCCCCATTCGAAGAGACCTACGTTCCAACTAAGGACATCGACGGCGACTATACCGTTGATGTCACGTACGGTTTCGCTGCTGGTCAGGATCCCGCTCGGGCGATCGTGGGTCTCCTTCAGCTTCGCGGTGACCAGCTCATCTCCAGAGACTTCTTCCAACGACAGCTCCCGATGAACATCGACGTTATGGCGATGCAGACCCAGATCGACAACGAGCAGTTCACCGACGCTATCAAGCAGGGGATCATGGGATACATGCAAGCGATCCCGACCATGGCTTTGCAGTCGCAAGGCATGTTCGATCCCGTCCCCGAGCTTCAGAAGGTGGCCAAGCTCATCGAGCTGAGGGAGAAGGGCAAGTCAGTAGCTGATGCCGTCCTTGAGGTTTTCAAGCCCAAGGAGCAACCGGCCTCAGCGCAGGCACAGGACCCCCTGGCTGCCGCTCTAAGCGGCGCTCAGGGCGCTGGTGGACCTGGAGGACCCCCCGGCGCTGGAGGGGCTGGAGGCGGCCAACCAGGGCCGAACATGGCGGGCGTGACACCGCAGCAAGGTGAGCCTCAGGGACGAGACCTTATGGGTCTCCTCGCCGGGCTGAACAGTAAGGGGCAGGCTCAGATGTCTGCTCAGACGCGGCGCCAGTCGCCTATCTGATAAGGAGAATCCATGGGCCTGAACCAGGTTCACAGTGGCTCCGGCCACGAAGGCAACATCTCCGGCGGCTGGTTCGCCGGTGACCACAGCCCTGAGGGCGAGTTCGGCTCCCTGAAGGGGCGGGCGCTTGAGGCGCCCGAACTGTCGTTCTACGACCAGGATGGCAACATCGGTCCGGACCGACTCAACCAGGAAGTTGCTCCCCACAAGTGGGAGGCTACCGGGCCTGTCGAGTCTGGCCAGTTCGACCCGGACGCCCTGACTCGGGGTACCGACAAGCACATGCCGAAGTGAGCGGAGGGTAGGCTATGGCAAACGTTGCTGGCCCCGGCCAGTTCAGTAAGCGCACCGACAAGGCTGTCGCTCAGGCGAACCGTAGCCTACCCAACGCTGGCTACGGCGAGCAGCAAGAGTATCAGACTCAGGAGTCCGGCGCCAAGATGGCGCAGGCCCCTGATGGTGGAGGGGTGAACTTTGGAGATCTCTTTGGGGACGCTAGTTCCCGCGTGGTACCTTTTGGTGACCCTACTACTCAGCCTGACACTCCCGTCACAGCGGGCGCCGCAAGCGGTCCGGGTGCGGGCACGGAGGCGCTGAACCTCCCTGACCAGCAGTCCGAGGATCTTCAGAAGCTGCAGAACTGGATGCCGGTGCTTGAGTTCATGGCGAACCAGCCTGGCGCCTCTTGGGCTATGCGGAACGTGATCCGACAGGTGAAGGGGAAGCAGTGATACAGGGCGGCCTTGAGTACCAGTACGGTGGCCAGTGGTTCGACGATATGGGCGCACTGGCCCTGACCTTCAGTGACTCACCCACGATGGGTGTAGAGCTAGCCAACGCTCCCGTTGGCCGAGACATGATCAACTCCATGGCGAAGAATCTCATGGGCAGCAACATACCTCCGTACTACGACGAACCGGGGGTTGTCGGACAGGAGGCGTGACATGGCTGGCGATGTTTCCCCCAAGGATCTTCAGACTCTCCAAGATGGTTTGATCGATGGGATGATCACCCCGGAGAACCTGCCTGGTAACGTCCGGGACAAGGTCTACCAGTACATGGGTGGCCGGGGTATCGACATGTCCAACCCGAACTCGCAGATCACCCAGGCCCAGCTTGCTGCCCTAAAGCAGCAGCGCGAGGCCAACGACGGCGGCATCTTCGACTCCAAGATCTTCAAGCCGATCGAGTGGATCGGCTCCAAGCTTTACCAGGCGTACAGCGCCACAGTCTCCCCCGCCGTCTCCTTCGCGGGGATCGAGATGAGCACGTTCCTGAACGACATGAACCCGACCGGGTATCAGGGCAAGGACTACATGCACGACCAGGGCATGGGGTTCTCTGACGCGTGGGAGCTCGCTCACCACATCAGTCCCGGCCAGTCGTGGACCCTGCTCACCCAGACTCCGGGCGAACGCCAGAAGGCGGGCGTCCTGCCCCAGGATATCCTCAAGCAGGAGCGCGAGGTAGCTAAGGGCACCTTCAGGGGAACCGTCTCTGCTGCCGACCCGTTCGGCACGATGACCAACCTTGACAAGTACTTCAGCGACGGACCTGCCAAGTACGTTTCGGGAGCGGCCGACCTCGGCATCTCCTGGGAGGCTGACCCGCTGGTTCTCGGCGGCAAGGCTGCCGGTGCAGCCAAGCTCGGCCTGATCACCCGGCCTGTCGCTGGACAGATCGCCAAGGAGACCGCACAGGTCACCAGGGGCGCTCCGGCTCTTACGCCGGAGATCGCCAACAGCATGGCTTGGGACAACTTCACCTCGAAGCAGCCCTTCCAGAAGCTGACCGATCACTTCATGAAGATCAAGTCTGCAAACTCCGATACAGCGGCAGCAGTGATGCTTCGTGAACCTACGCTTCGGAAGTCTGCCAACGGCCCTGCGGTCGCTTCGCTGCTCTCGCAGGCCAAGGATCAGACCGAGGTTGCCAACGTGCTGCGCGTCACCATGGGTGACAACGTAGCCAACGAGGCTCTGAAGGTTCAGAACGGTGAGCTGGCCTACCAGATCGACCAGGTCCAGTCCCGGCTGTCCAACACCTCGACGTACTACAACGGACTGTCGGACGCTGAGAAGATCAGTCCGATGGGTCTGCGCGCCAAGTCCCTGATGGACGCCCAGACTCGGGACATCGCAACCCTGGACGCACAGAGCCGGATCGTCTCCGACAAGATCGACGCGTTCGGCGCTCTCGGCAACATGAACTTCAACCGGGTCACCACCCCTGCGGGCCTGAAGATCAGGAACGCCTGGGAGCAGTCGCGACAGTGGCAGCCTATGAAGGACGGCGGCTTCATCGGAAGCCGCGTCAACAACATCTACAGCCTCAGCCTCGGCGGGGTTGTGAAGTTGGCTCACACCTACAACGACATCAAGCCTACGCACTACATCGACGTCAACGATGACCAGGGCTACAAGCAGCTCAACGCCAGCCTGACGGATGTCAAGTCGCTCACGCCCCAGGCTCGCGACATGTACGTCTCTCAGTACCTGAACGCTTCAGCGGCTGAGCGTCCGATGGTCCTCCAGACGATCGAGCAGAAGATCGCTCGAAACATCGTCGACAGGTACAACCTGCGGACCGGTGAGGACATCTCTCACGAGGTGGCCGACGGTCTGTACCGGGAGATCGCCGCCAAGCGCGGCGCCGCCCAGGGCTCCATGAGGAACGAGCAGTTCGGTACCACCAGCGTGGCAGACCCGAACAACCCGGGCCTCACTCTGCGGGTAGACGAGATCACGCCAGATGGCGGAAAGACGGTGGTCACTCCACTGCTCCGTAGCCAGATGGCCAACGGTCACTCGATGATGGACTTCAAGCTGTTCGAGAAGGCTATCAACGCCAACGCCTCGACTTGGCAGAAGGCGCTGAACCAGTCCGGCAACGCCTGGACTAAGATCGTGGCGCTTCCTGAGTATGTCGGTACGATCTGGAAGTTCTCTCAGCTGTTCCGCCTGGGCTACGGTCCACGAGCGCTGTCGGATGACGCGCTCGGCCAGATCGCCAGGTTCGGCCCGATGGCTATGATGGACCGAGCGATCAAGGGTGGCAAGTATTCCTGGGAAGGGCTGCGCAGAGCAGCCATGCCGGACAACTACTTCGAGGCTGCGCACGTCACTCGCTCCAACCTGGAGATCCAGATCTCCGACCTGGAGAAGCAGCAGCAGCGGATCCAGCAGGACATGACCTTGGCTCGGAACGAGGGGCGCAACCATGACGTGGTCGCCCACCAAGACGAGCTCAACGTCAACATGGACATGCTGGCCGATGTTCGCAACACCTACGCTGATATGGACTCACTCGTCAAGGGTGGACAGGCCATGAAGCACCAGGAGGTTGGTGG